AGGAACCGTGTATTGCCTACGGTGCCGATCTCATATTCCCACGGTTGGGTTGAGCCGTAGTCTTTGACGTCGATGAAGCCAGCCAGCCCACGGATGGTATTCTCCATGTCGGTATGGACGAAACCAACATAACATGGGGGGATGCTGTCCGTATTGAAAGCAGTAGAGCTGGATACTTTCTTAGTGATGTAGCGAGCATTCTGACGCTTCAGCGCACGGACTGCCTTACGAAGCATACCATCGGTAAGAACGGTATTGACTGCTGCGCGGGTCGATCCGTTGGCATACATGACGTTAGTGCCACCAGTCATGAACCCGTAGGTCAGCGCTTCAACAGTCTGCGCGGACTGCTCACCGATCAACGATTGAGTCTCCTTGAAAACAGGATCTTCGTGGGTATCAGCAATGACGTCAGTAAGACCGACGAAATCACCATACTGGGACAGAGACGCTTCGACGTCGCTGTAGGTCAAAGGTGAGCCGGTAGGGGTAACGCCCTCAGTCAACGCAGTAGTCGCCAACGGGAGGTTGTTGTACCGACGGAACTTGATCGTCTGCGAGCTGTTCGCAGGGATCGGCTTCACTTGAGCGAACTGCTGGAGAATCAAATGGGGCTCAGCCCGCTTCAGCATTTCGGCGGCTGCGTAAGCAGCGGTTCTCGGGGAAATATCCCCATATTTCGTAATCATACCTTCCTCCTTTAGATAGAACGCAGCCTAGCTACGCCTTGTTAGCTTTGAGCAGCCCGCTCGAAAGCAGCATCAAAATCGTTTTCGTCAATTTCAGCTGAGAGTCCTGTTCGCTCGCGCTTTACAGTTCTCATTTGCTCTACCCTGCGTGACTTCTCAGCAGGCACCTCTCTTTTTTGGGTTGTTTCGCGGGGCTGACGCTCGGCAAACCCTGTAGCTTTTTTGAACAGTGTGAAAATTTCAGATACTTCTGCAACAGTTCCTGTATCTAAAATGTTTTTGTATGCAGCACTAAGCGCTCCGGGCTGTTGTTTAACCCAACTCTCAACTTGAGGGTAAATCTTTTCAGCGTCGGTGTGCCTCTTCTCAAGCTGGTCCAAGAATGTGTTGGTCGCAACGTTTTCTACCGTCTGCAACGCCGGAGCGAGTTGTTGAAATACAGCTGATACCGCCTGCTTAATCTCCCCCTGGATATCCGCCTTGAAAGACTTCATCATGGCCTCAACCCCACGGGTCATCTCAGGCCAATCCTCTTTCATCGCTTTAAGCGCCGTGTTGTCGTCCTCGTTCAAAGGGCTCTTAGACTCTTCGGCCTTCGGCTCTTCTCTCGGCTTACTTTGCTCCGCAATTTTTCGCTCAAGCTCCGCAATCTTTGCCTCTAGCGGATTTGGCTCGACAGGAGTTTCTGCCTTGGTATCGTCTACAACATCTTCTTCCGGCGGAATGTCATCATCAATAGTGTCTTCAGTATCAGAAGGCTCACCATCATCGACAGGAGCAGCATCTTCTGTAGCAACCTCATCGGTATCGCCGTATTCCTCCGGAGGAACATCCTCTGTATCGTCTACAGGCACTTGCGTAGTAGGATTAGATGCCTCATCAAAGGCCAGATCAAAATCCAAAGTGTTGTCAGTATCCTCAACTGCAACGTCAGCTTTTACAACCATAACAAATCTCCTCTACTGTGTGGTATGGAAGCAAGAAAATTAACAATAGTCAATACCATCATTCGAAATTTCTCAAGAAGTCACGTGCCTCCTGTGCGCGTCCTCTAGTACACTCGCAACCCATTGAAACTAAAGTACTTTTGTGCTTGTCCAGCCTGAGTGTAAATAGCTCGACAATCGTCTTTACGTAATCGTTGTGCTGCCCTTCTCTAAGTTTAGACAGCAAAGCCTGTTCACGCTCCTTGGACATTATCTCCTCCCGCCTGCTGCTCAAGTCCTTTTAGTATTCGGTCAAGTATAGCCAGCTGGCTCTGATTTTCTTTGTCAGAGGCATCGGCCAGTAGTTTTTGTATCCTTGCTGCGACTTCCTGACTGTTGATGTCCAGCATCGCTGCAACTTTCTGTGCTTCGACAACTGAGCGTTCTGCATCAGCTGCGAGCTTCTGGGCTTTGCCTTGAGTCACGGAGTCTTCAAGCTGTTGAGCCTGTGCCTGTGCTTGCGCCATGCTTGCCAGAATCTCTTCGGCCTCGTCCGGCGATACCACGAGGTCAGTAGGCAGATCTCTGGACTTCAAGCGCTCAATCAATGTATCGCGCTTCTTCAGCAGCGCCCGCTCTTCCGGCGTCAGGGTCTGCATGAACTGGTCGAGGGCTGCACCACGGACTTCCTTGGCGACAAGGCTCAAAGCCCCCTTAGGCTTTACCTGATAGTCTCCCTTAGCGTCTTCGTCTGTGCCAAACTCCATATTCCACTGGAGATAGGCATTAATTACAGAGTGTACGAACGTATCAAATGCACGAACATGGTCTTTCGTAACCATGTTTGCTCCGCCTGCCATCTGGCTCATGTTTGAAGAAGTTCTGAATGCTTCACCTAGAGGTTGTGCATTACCCATAGTCCAGCTGGGTATGTTCGACTCCATGTCAAACATCTCTCGCTCGCCCTTAATGACCTCAGAGATCATCGGGATTACGCTGTTAACATTGATCTGTCGCACTGCCGGGTATTGAAGATCCGGTCCTTCCCCTTCGCGCTCAAGGACTGTGAAGGCAGAGAGGTTCTTGTTCTTGCTATTGGTTTTCAGCAGATCAACGGCCACCTCGAAGATCGGCCCTGCGGTTGCAGCGATATTGTCATACATGGCTCGGGTCGTAGCACAAATTGACATCTGCCTGTCACGCAGCTCCTCCGGCATACCAACTCCGGTCAGCCCGGCCTCTTCGTCTTCGGTGTAGATGTAAGCGTGGTAGACATCGCTGAAGCGCTTGCCAAACGGTGCCAGATCCGCGTAGATAATCTCGTTGTCAATCATCCACACATCCGCCAAATAGGTATCATAGACATCATCTATGCCTTCAACACCGGCTTCCCCTAGCTCCTTCCCACGGCAATCACCATACCAGCGGAAAATCTCGTAACGCCGTTCGCGTTTGTTCTGGTCGGTAATCTGCTCCTTGTTAAGAGAGTTAAGCTCTGTCTCGTAGGATCGAACAACATAGTTGCCCTCCCTGTTCTCCTTTAGGTACTTCCGCAGAACGTCCTTCTTTATGCCAGGGCGATCAAGTAGGTCGATCAAAGTCTGGCGTGTGAACACCATTCGCTCAAACCCGCCTTCTTGCTCAGGCCATGTGTTCGCCGACAGATCAGGATATAAGTCCCATACTTTAACAAACTCGTCTGTTGGGCGGTCTTGGAGTTCTGTAACAGCGTCATAAAGGCCGGTTTCCTCATCTAGCTGCCATACTCTCTCTTCTTGCTGAATAACAACTGGTGCTCTTACAAACCCAGCACCATAAATAGCACCGCTTCTAACGACGCGCTTGCAACGCGATACCCAGTCTGAGTGGCTATCCATTAACTGATCTTCAATCAGACTCTCCATTCTATCGCGGCGAATCTTGGCTTCCTGCATAATAGCCGCTTCGATTTCATCATTTGTCAGTGGCTCAGGATAAACTTCTTGCCCAGTCTGCTCCATCTGTTGCTGGGCTTGCAGCTCCCGCTCTGCTTGTAGTGCTTGTATGACATTGTTTGTCACATCCTCTGGTAGCGATGGGAATGGAGATACCTTCAACGACCAGTTGTTCTCCTGCGCCGGGAACATCATCTCCATCATCTTGGCGACGAATGCCTTGACCTTATTCCGTGTGTCACGTGGGTATGCTCTGGACTTGTCTTTTGGTATACGCTGCTCTATATCTGGGTCGTATATACCACGGTACTGGCGCAGATTCTTCAACCACTGCTGCTCCAACATAGCCCGGTCGAGGATATACTGCTCTTTTTTCTTCATTAACATGCTGGCTAAACCATCAAGTTTTGTGTCCATCATCAGTACCCCACATAAATAGCTGGCCCGGTAGACCTTGGGGCCGGTGTATTAAAAGGAAAATGAAGCCCGGGTTTCGCTGGTGCGTAGTCCCTATGGTCATACCGCCCACCTATATAGAATAGGTCCCCATATTGGCTGGCTTCGGCTACATGCGACCAGTTGTTCTTCTCTGGTTTCTCCGCATGGTCAAGATCTCTGTTACGGACATTGGCATACCGGTAGCGAGAACGCAATGCCTCAATCAACCACTTGCACGATGGGTCAATGCGGTATACCGGGTCGCCTTCGATGTAGTCCAGCAGCATTTTCTCTGTGGCGTTGATCCTTGCTGTCGGGTCGTTGGTTCTGGCTGGCTTAACCGTAGCTTCTGGGAAATACTCTTTCAGCAACTTGAAGCAGTTGCGGTCATCGGTATCATTTTTCCTGACACCTGCCGGGTCTCCTATAATAATCAGCGGGTTGGTTGGGAATTTATTGTTGATATATGGCCGCATCTTGCGCTTTACAAAATTCTCAAGACCTGTATCGAAGGATACAATCTCTCCAAGATTAAGAACAAACCCGCTAAGGTCCATCTGCTTGAAAACAACAGCCGGTGTTCGACCAAAGTCCATGCTCGCAACTACGGGTAAGTTGCCGATGGTCTCAAGGGGTACTGGTGATACATGCTTCTCAAGCCTGAAGGATTTGCGGTACACTGGTACGCCGCTAAGTGACGGGCTATAGAGCCCATGGACATACGTATCAATCCAGTCTTTCGACTTACCTTTGGCTATACGTTCATAATACCCATCAACTAGGTTAGCGACGTTCTCCGCCTCTTCTGATAGCCCTGAAGGCTGATGGAATGACATACATGGGAACACGGTATCTGGGTCATCATCTTCAATCGGCACACCCTCAAGAACTTTGTACCAGAATGAGTCAATCTCCGGCGGGTTGGTATCTGCTATCATACCGAACCACCCTGCACTACCACTGGTCGCGGCAGGGAAGCGCCCAAGACGTGCTTGGAGAGCCTCTACAATTTCTTTCGGGATCTCTCTTGATTCATTTATCCAGCTGCCTGTCAGTTCCAGTGACAGAACTCGTTGAACGTCGTCAGGAGTATCGAGTGGGCGAAACAGAATCTCTGCCTTAACATCCCCAAATTCAAGATAGAAGGTTTTATCTGACTCTTTCCAATGCCCTGCTGGACCGGAAGGTATCCAATCAAACCACGTCTTCAGTGTCGTATCCTTGAGCTGACTGGCGGTATTACGAACAACTGCCCAGCGCGAACGTCTAAGCCCGTCAGGACCTTTAGTTTGCTCCTTGCACCGGCGCACAATCTCCATGGCACAACCAACAGATTTACCACTACCTACCGGACCTTTTATGGCGCGAAAGAAGTCGTCACAGCGCATGAATTTAGCTACTGTAGGAGGGGCTATATATACACGGTTGCTCATGGGTATCCTAGAAGTTTATCTGAATGTTGAATTGCCCTGCTGCACCGCCCTGCTTATTGTCCTTAGGCTCAAGATCCCCACATTTAACCAGCGTCTTAAAGATCTCCAGCTTGGTTGAGGGGGCGGTATCTATAGATGTCATGAGCTCGTCCATATCCTTTAGGTACGTCTCCGCCTGCACCGCCGCCTTGCGCTTGAAGGACATACCGGACTCAGCCACTTCGAGCATAGCCGCTGCAACTTCCCGTTTGAACAGCGGATTATCCTCAATCATCTCCCAATCGAAATGACTGAGCCCATGGCCCTCAAGAATATCTTCGAGGCTGTGGATGCCCAACGCTAGTTCGAACGGCAGCATGGCAGGCCAAGTTACATTTTTAATTGCTAGTGCTGTTGCCATAGTCGTCCTATTTACTCAGGCTAGCTCGGGTTCACAGCTTCTTGTATTTCTTCGGTAATTTCAACCCGTGCAGCCTCAATCGCAGCCGCAATCTCCGCAGCAATCTCGCCCCGCAAAACCTCATGAACCCTGCGCATTTCCTTGTTGTTGGTAGTCAAACTCTTGATAAGCTCTGCGTGTGTTGTCATACCTGCCTCCTGTGTTATGTTATACTATACCATTACTTCCACCTGTCGTAAACCCTGAAACGCGCGGTCTCGCCTAGCGCATCGTATGTCGGGCCAACAACGTGCGCTTGGATCTTATATGTACCGACCTGTGGCAAATCCTCAGCCCCGTCCGTTAGATATTTTAGTACCGTGCCGTCTAAAACGGCTGGAAACGCCACTTCTGTTTTGTCCGGGCGCTGCATAATTATTTCCAGAAGTGTAGCATCTATCCAATCTACAGGAGGACAGTTGGGATCTGCTCCTTGTGTGTCTACCTCAAGAAGAACACCTATTTGTCCAACATATATTTTGCCTTCACAACTCATATCTGTTTCCTTTCAAGGCCAACAACACTTGATCTAGTCAACGAAGACCCTGTCTCACTTGATAACGCTTTCTTTGCTGTTATCGTAGACTGTCTACTAAAAAATAAAGTAATGGAAGAAGATAATTTAACAGTTTCAACAAGTCCTTCAAGGGGAGGACCAAAATAAGCAGTCTTTATAACAGGTGTAATAGCTATCTTTGGAGATATGAATACCCCGTCTCGCTTTGCTGATAACTCACCAACTCTAATAATCGGCTGGATTACTATTTTTGGTGCTGTAAAGATTACATCTTCATTGCCAACAAGTGCCCCCACTGAAACAATCGGAGCAACAATAGCTGAAGGTGAAACGAATAACCCACTTTGGCTACCTTGTAGCAGGCCAGTAGTAATACTTGGTTGGACAGTTACTTGTGGGGAATTAAATGTACCAGAGCTAGTAGTTAAAATATCTCCTACAGAAAGAATAACCTGAACAGCTATATTTGGAGATATGAAGCCTGCCGATATTTGTCCAATCAAAAATCCTGTAGACAGTACTGGCGTAATTGCAATATGTGGAGAAGCAAAAGAACCACTCTCTTGCCCAACTATTTCTCCGGTTGAAATAACTGGCGTGATACTGATATGTGGTGTTGTTATATTCCCGATTTGGGCACCAATTAAATTGCCCGTTGCTACAACTGCTGTTACAAATACTTGTGGTGAAGCAAAAATCCCTACTTGTTCACCGATTAATGCCCCGGTCGAGATAGTCGGGGTTACAACAAGCTGCGGAGCGGTAAAAGATCCGGTCTGCTCGCCGGTCAAATCTCCGGTGGCAATGGCTGGCGTGATGCTGACCTGCGGGGCGGCTATGGCTCCGGTCTGGTGTCCGGTTAACGTTCCCACTGTGACAACAGGTGTCACACTGAGCTTGGGCGCGGGTATCGTCCCGGAGCCTTCCGTCAGCAGGATTCCGGTGGTGATGCTTGGGCGGATAGAGAGCTGTGGTGCTGTAAAGGTCCCGTCCTGCTCACCTGATAGGGTGCCGGTCGTGATAACGGGAGTGATCGTTACTTGCGGGTTGGCAAAGTATCCGCTTGAGAAGATCCCCAAAGAGCCGACAGTAATAACCGGCGTGATCGACAGCTGCGGGGCGCTTATTGTCCCTGTTTGCGCTCCGGTCAATGTCCCGGTGGTGATGACAGGCTGGATGGAGAGCTGCGGGGCTAACAGGTAGCCGCTTTGCTGGCCGTTAAGCTCGCCGGTGGTGATGATTGGCGCGGTGCTGATCTGTGGCGCTGCTATTGTGCCGGTCTCTTGGCCGACCAATGCGCCGACCGTCACGACTGGTGTAATAGAGAGTTGTGGCGCGGCAAAGCTGCCTGACTGTGCGCCGGTGAGGGTGCCGGTGGCAATAGCTGGCGTGACGGAGAGCTGTGGAGAGGTAAAAGCGCCGGTGTCGTCTGCCTCGATGGTAAAAGACCAAGTAGCCGACCACTCATCAGGAACAAGGGTTGGAACGGTCAAGGTGCCAGCGGTGATAACGGGTGTGATTGAGATCTGCGGGGCAGTAAATGTTCCGCTGCTGCCGGTGTCCTCTTCCCACGTAACAAGAACATAGCCGTCTGCGCCTGCTCCGGTTGTCCCGTTACGGGTTGCCGATCCACCGCCACCGCCGCGAAGCAAGCCGTCAAGACCTGATGCTGAGTTGCCTGTTCCGCCTGCGCCGCCATCTCCACCGCCAAGCGTTGTTCCTGTGCCGATGGTATTACCAACAGCGTCACCGCCGATGCCGGTTGAGCCTGCACCGCCCCCACCAGAACCAGATGAGCCTGTGTCGGGGAAATCGCCCCCATAACCGCCACGGTAGGTAACATCCCCGACCTGATCTGCCATGAGGTAGTTGCCACCAAGACCATCCGTAGCGGTCGTATGCCCACCGTTACCACCACGGGCGACAACGAGATTGGCACCAAAGATCGAGTCGCCACCGTCATTGCCCTGAACATTTACGCCGACACTCGCACCCCCAGCGCCGACAGTAACGGCATAAGTACCGGAGCCGCCAATCAGTACCGCTTTGGCATAGCCGCCACCTTGACCACCACCGCCACCAGCACCGTTGGCATTAGTCCCGCCACCACCAGACCCACCAGCGCCCCAACACTCAACGGTGATCGATGTAGCGCCTGAGGGCCAGCTAAACGTACCGGATGCGGTAAAGATCTGCTCTGCCATGTATTACTCCGCTACCTGTGCGCGTACACGCCAGTAGTAGGTGCCGGGGTTGAGCATATCCAGTTGTTTGGATGTGCTGGCGGTTGTGCCGGTCTGTACGATGGTGGCGTAGAGGTTGTCGCTTGCTACTTGGTATTCGTAGTTGACCGCTCCGGTGTAGGCTTGCCACGAGAGGGTGACGGGCTGCATTGGGGTGGAGGTGTCGGCGGGGGAGACGAGGACAACGCCTTGAGCTACCTCGACATACATAAAAGCGCCGATGTCCCACGGGGTTGTACGTGTTGCTCCGGTGATGTCGGTGGTAAATTCAGCCGACAGGTCAGCCCCTGCGCCGATAGCTGGACTGCCTGCCTTGAGGGTAAAGTCTCCATTAGCGGGGTCGGTGAAGATGTCAGTAGCTAGTTGATTAATGAGGCTATTAGC